CACCGATAGTTAGTCGGGCGCTTCTTACAAGCGTTGCTGTGGTTGGTCAAGGGTCCACAGTTCCCGTTTGGTTTTGCGGTATAGTGTAGGGTATCTGGTCTTGGTAATTTTATCAACGAGTGTTTGGAGGTTTTTGTGGAGGGTAAGAAGTTGGTTGATCTGGATTGGTCGATGGTTGATGATGATGATGATGAGGTGTTAGAGTGTGGGTTAGAGAATCCCGAGTATTGTGAGAGTTGTCAGTGAAGGAGATTAGTTATGCCTAAAAAAAGAAATGTAAACAAGATTCCTGATATACAAACAAGATCAGGTAGAAGCGGTAAAGGGTTTGGTTCTATTGATGCTGCTTATCGAGAAGCTACAAAGAAAACAAGATCAAAACATACAGTAACAACTAATTATTATGTGATGATGGGTCGAGCTATTCAAAGAAGTATGAGAAATCAAGCTATTGGAAGAAGAAATAGAAGGAACGCAAAGTAATGCCTTATGGTAAAGGTACTTATGGTAGTAAGGTTGGTAGACCGTCTAAGAAAGTGAAGAAGAAGAAGAAGCGTGGCTCCAAGAAAAAGCGCTAGACCTAAGAAGTCAGCCCAGTATTATGCGAAGAATCCTAAAGCTAGGGCGAAGAAGAAGGCGTATGATACGGCGTATCATAAGTCTGCGAAGCGTAAGAAGTATCGTGCTGATTTGCAGCGTGAGCGTGTTAAGCGTGGTATTGCAGGAAAGGGGGGTAAAGACGTTTCGCATAAGAAAGGTGGTGGGTATACTACGGAGAACGCTTCTAAGAATAGGGCGAGAAACAGGGGTAAAAAATAATGAGGAGACCTACGAAGAAACCTAGTGAATCAGATTTTGTGCGTTGGTTAGCTGAAGGTTATGATAAGGGGTATTGTTCTGACTTGTATTGTGAGAACCATGATGGTGTTCATCGTGATGATGAGGCTGAGTGGCAGGAGTATTGGGAGCAGTATGGTGAGCGTGATTTTTGTTGGGCGGTAGTGCATATCCATTACGGTGTTAATGGCTGATTATGAAACATCAGGTTCATATACACCAGCAAAGGCTCCGAAAAGGACTCCCTGCTGTTATACATCGAACGTACAAGGGATCTGAGTATCATCAAGAGTTTGAGATTCCTAAAGGGGCTAAGGTTGTGCAGTCTGATAAGCCGTTGTCGTGTGGCGCTAGGGCTTGGATCGAGTGGAATGATTAATGGCTTCTGGTAAAGCTACCCCAGTTGAGAAATGGGTTGAGTACCTTATTCTCAGACGTAGTAACAGTATGTGGAAAGCAGCGCAGCAGGCTGGTGTTAATTATCATTCTGCTAGAGATAATGAATCTGGGCGTGTATCAACCCGAAATTATGTAATAGCGAAAGAACAGGTTGATAAGGTTGGGGTTTCTGATATTCCTAGTTATGAGGAACTTCCATCGGAGGTGCAGGAATGCTGGGATAACATTGAGAAATTCGCTTTACGCTATTTTGGCATTATCTTGCAACCGTGGCAGATAGAAGCCACTGAGAAAATTTTTTCGCTTTTTGAAACACCTTTAGAAGAATACGTTGTTATCAATGCACCCCCTGGCAGCGGTAAATCAACGTTCTTTGCGAAGGTGCTTCCGGCTTGGGCGACGGTCCGCAATAGGGCAATTCGTGGAATGCTCGGTTCCTCGACGCAACGATTAGCAGAATGGTATACACGACGTTTGCGTGCGGAGTTTGAACGAGAGCATGTCGCCCGAGCCGAATTAAACGATGTTAAATTGAAATTAGCGGTTGACGCTGAACGTACTTTACAGCAGGACTTTGGTCAGTTTAAGCCTGACGCTAAAGAAATCTGGCGTGCAGAAGCGTTCACGATTGTGCAACCAGGGGATGTGGCGTTGTCTCAGAAGGAACCGTCATGGTCAGCGTTCGGTATGGACTCTGGTTTTCTTGGTGGTCGTTTTGATCTTATTATTTGGGATGATGTTTGGGATCCTCGTAAGATGCGTAACTCGGAGTCTCGTTCTGACATGTATCGTTGGTGGGATGAGGTGGCTGAAACACGGTTGGAGCCGGGTGGTTTGTTGGTGTTGCAGGGGCAGCGTATGGCTTCTGATGATATTTACCGTTATGCGTTAGATAAGTTCGCTCCGCTTGAAGAAGAAGAAGAAATAGAGATAGATGAGGACAAAGTAGATGGTGAAGGGGAACGCAAGTACAGCCATTTGAAATTCAAAGCGCATTATGAAGATAGATGTGAAGGTTTCCATAAGATAAGTGATCCTGCTTACCCGGAAGGGTGCATGTTGTATCCTCGGAGGTTGCCGTGGCGGAAGATACGTCATGTGAAAGCGCAAACACCTGACCGTTATGAGATTTTGTACCAGCAGGAGGACTCTGACCCTGCTTCTGTTTTAGTTGATCCTCTTTGGATTAGCGGAGGAGAGGGCAAAAACGGGGTGGATTACATTGGATGTTGGGATAAAGAACGTGACCTGTGGGAAATACCACGATATCTTCCAGGAGATGTCATGGTAGTTGCTTCAGCCGATCCTTCCCCATCTAATTTTTGGGCTTTGCAATGCTGGGCGTATTGTCCTGATAGTGAGTACCGTTATTTGTTGGAGTCGTATCGTCGTAAGATGGATGCTCCAGCGTTTTTGGATTGGAACCATGACACGCAAACGTTCACTGGGATAGCTGAGGAGTGGTGGCAGATTAGTAACGAGATAGGTAATCCGATTACGCATTGGATAGTTGAAGCGAACGCTGCTCAGAAATTTATTTTGCAGTACGATCATTTCCGAAGGTGGTCAGCTCTTAGAGGAGTTGAGCTTGTTCCGCATTATACACATGCTCGAAACAAGGGTGATCCTAAGTATGGGGTGCAGATGTTAGCGCCTTTGTACCGTTTAGGTCGTATTCGACTTCCCGGTAAGCAACGTACTGATGCTAGACCCCATTCTTTGCTTTTGGTAAATGAAGTAACAAAATGGAACCCAGAAGGCACAGGGTCTAGGACTGACGACTGTGTTATGGCACAATGGTTCGTAGAACATAACCTAGAAAAATTATATACGCCAATGGCAGAACCAGTAAAGCAATGGCGACCTTCCTGGGTGACAGAAAACTGGGGTTAATAAATTGAAAACCGTTGAAGAAATTGTAGATCTGTATTATGCCAGATCATCTAATCATGCTGGTGCGAAAGAAAGAATGAGAAATATCCGTGACCATTACAATGGTGACGTTATCATTCCTTTACCTGAGATAGATACCACCGAATCTTCCGCTGTTGCTAACTTGTTAGCGCAAGGTTTAGATCAGACAGCTATGCGGATAGCTTCGGTAACCCCGGACATTGTGTGTCCACCTGAAGATGAGTCATCTAAGCAAGCTCAGAAGTTTGCTGCGATTCGTCGTAAAGCGCTTTTCGGGTGGTGGCAGAACTCAAGAATTGACATGCAACTAGCTAAGAGAGCAAGACATTTAATTGGGTATGCCAACACGATTGTTCAGATACGTTTTGACCACGATAAGGGTTGCCCAACGTGGCATGTTCGTGATCCGTTAACAGCGTATCCGTCTAATTTGCGTGGGGCTGATGATATGAGTCCTTCGGATTGCGTGTTTGGTTATGAGCGTTCATTTGGTTGGGTTCGTAAACAATATCCTGATGCTGCTTTGCGGTTTGCTGGCGTTGCTGACGCTCCTTACGATCAATCTCGACCTATAGAACTTATCGAATACGTTGACCATGAAGAATATGTGCTTGTCGCTGTTCGCAATCCTGCTCACAGTGTAGGCATGTGGTCGTCGAAAGATGACCATGAACTTGTTGTTGCAGAATTAGAACGTGTCCCTAACCGGACAGGGGTATGTCCTGTTGTTATGTCGCAACGTATTTCGTTGGATGAACCTAGCGGACAGTTCGATGGCATTCTTGGAATGTACCAGCAGCAGGCGAAGCTGATGGCTTTGGAAGTTATAGCTGTGCAGAAAGGTATCTTTCCTGATACTTGGCTTGTTGGTAGAGCTGGTGAACAGCCTTCAATTATTAACGCAGCGAACGGACTGACTGGTGAAGTTGGTGTTATCCGTGGCGGTGACTTACGGGACATGCAATTACAGCCAGGGTTTATGACTAACCCTGCGATTGATCGTTTGGAAAGGGCGCAGCGTTTAACTGCTGGTGTCCCTGCCGAGTTCGGTGGTGAATCTACTAGCAACATTCGTACTGGTCGCCGTGGTGACGCTGTGCTTTCCGCTGTTGTTGATTTCGCTGTCCAAGAATCGCAACGTATCCTTGCTCGTTCATTAGAAGCTGAAAACAAAATAGCTATCGCTATGGCTAAGTCCCATGCCGGTAGCAAATCTAAATCGTTTTATGTTTCTATGGGCAAGGTGAAAGGTAAGGTAGATTATGTCCCGAATAAACACTTTACAACGGATGACAATGTGGTGTCTTACAGCCATGCTGGCGCTGACATCAATAATCTTGTTATTGCTGGCGGTCAAAGGCTTCAAATGGGAACAATGTCAAAAGAGTCCTTTATGAAGATAGATCCTCTTGTTGAAGATGTTGAAGCTGAACGTGACGCTGTGACTGCTGAACAGTTGGAGCAAAGTTTGTTATCTGGTTTGCAACAGCAAGCAGCGACAGGGGCAATACCGCCTGCGGATATTGCTCGTATCATTGATCTTGTTAAAGCTGACAAAGAAGAACTTGCTGGCGCTGTTGAGAAAGTACAGCGTGAAGCGCAAGAAAGGCAAGCCGAAATGGTTTCGCCTACATCCCCTGAAGCACAACCTGGCATAGCTCTACCCGGAGCTGGAGCTGAAGCTATGGCTGCTCCTCCAGCCGAGGGTGGACCTGCCGGTTTAGCTGAACTTCTTGGAGCTATGTAATGCCAAGAAAAGGAAAAGGACAACAGGCAGCTAAAACTGTCACAGGGCAACAGTATGGTGAAGCTAAAGCGCAAGAAGAATCACAAGGAATAGTTCCGTTACCTAAAATGGAACCTGGAGTTCCTGCAATGCGCCCAGGTGAGGCAAGTTTCAAAAGACCCTCTGAAAGACCAGGGGAAGCTATAACAGCTATGGGCGATGGGGTTAACGCTCCAACTCCAGAAGATAACATGATGAGGCGTAAAAAAACTTTATCTATGTTACCTGTGTTGGAACAAATGGCTTCAGAGCCTCATTCATCGCCTCAGCTTAGAAATCTTGTCCGTGAAATGAAATCATTTGTAGGTCCGATAGAAGAACTTTAATGGGATTATTTGATCGAGTAGGTAACATAGCTAAAGGGTTTGTCGATATCGGTTTAGGTGTCGGCAAATTTGGCATTGACGTTGTTCATTCAGGGTATGAAATAGCGCAAGGCGATTTCGATGATGGTTTTGAAATTCTTTTAGGCAGCGTTCAAGAAGATTTAATGGGACAAACTTTATCAGGTGCTTTTGGACCTGAAGGAGTTGTGGGTTCTTTGATAGGAGCGTTGCCGGAACAAGTGCGTTCCCCTGGGCGACAAGTAGTTGGTCCTGCTTTTGAAGCGTGGGATTGGGTGATGCAAGAAGTTGTTGATAGACCTTTAGGAACAGTTGCGACTATGTTAAGCGCTTCTATAAATGGCAGACCTGACAAGATATTTGATAGTTCCGCTTGGGCAAGTGCATGGGATATTAACGATAAACGAACGCTAGGGCAATCTGTTGCAGCAGCTATTTATCGTATCGACCCTTTTGATGAAGCAGAATACGCCAAAATTGAAGATGACCCATTATTTGATCTCATGTCAGGGTTTGTTGATTTCGTGCAAGAAATTTATTTAGATCCGGTTGAGCGTTTCGCTAGAGGGGCTAAGAATCTTGCCACTGGTAAAACAGTAGTTGCGGTAAGTAAAACAGGTCGGCTTCTTGACAAAGTTGAAGATTTTGGAGATGCCCATGTTATAGGTCGTAGGACTGCTCATAATAGAATGGGTTTGGAATTATCCCCGGAACGTGTGTATGTGCGTGGAGGTGGTAAAGGTTGGAGATCTGCTGACGCTGAAGGAAAACTTATCAAATCAAAAGGTATCTTTCCTGGCAAAAAAACAAAAACGTTAACGAGGGAGCAACGAACAGCTCGAGCTATGATCGCCCAGCCAATTAACTCTTTAAGAGCGCAAAGTGCTTTGAATTTAGCTTGGTGGCAAAGAGCGCAAAGCAACATGGGAGCTTTCGATAATTTAGATGTGTTTGAAGAAGTGAATCTTTCTGAAGCTAAAAATGGGAGATTACAAGGATTAAAGGATGCTATCCCTCGGCGTATGGCTGGTAAAGGTAAAGGTATGCCAGAACAAGCGTTTGAGTTGATCGCTAGAGGCGCAACCCCGGAAGCTAGAGATTTAACGTTTCGTGCTTTGATGGGGGATATGTCAGTCTGGGATGATGTAGGTGAGTTTGGTGATGAGATCAGAGAGATGCTTGGACCCGATGATAATGGTCAAACGTTTTATGAAAAAGTTCGGGAAATTAGGCATTTACGGAAGCTAGATGAAGAAGCTCGAGCTGCTGAAAAAGAAGCTAAGAAACGTGAACGTGATAATGCTCGGAAAAGAGATGCTCGGAAAACAGAAAAAAAAGAAACTGTTGAAGAAGTAGTCGAAGAAACTGTTGAAGAAGCAGTTAAAGAACCTCAAGTAATTAAAGTTACAAAACTGTTTGTAGACGATCATTTGTCTAGGGATTTACCTATGCCAGAGATCGTTAAAGAAACAAAAACTCATTATTTTATTAAAGCAGATTTTTCAAATGAAGGTTTTGTAGATCTTTTTGAAGATGCAAAATTTTACGCTGATGGAGATGATTTTGACAAAGGGCTGCGAGCTAGTGCTAGGGCATTAGCAAAGAAAATAGATGAAGTTTCAAAAGAAACTGTTGAAGAAGTAGTCGAAGAAGCAGTTACTGAAACTCCGACACCAGCTTTAGTCGAAGAAGCAGCAACAATACCAGAAACTAGAACAAAACCTGTAGAAGATTGGGCAGATATACAAGATGTCGCTAACGCTACCGAAGCAATAAATACAATAATTACACGAACTGGCATATCATTAGCCGAGGCTGTAAGAGTGTTCTTAGAAAGGCACATGACCACTAGGAAACAAATCAGAAGAATAGCTGATAGCTGGGATGAAGAAAATACGCTTCGCCGTAAGACGGGGGGAATAGTCGATAGGGGAACTCTAGGAAATTCCCCATTTAACACCGGGGAAGGATACGCTGGTCGTAAAGAAATCGGGCGTTTATCTCCGTTGGGTAAACGCATTCTTAAAGAGCTGTTCATGCTTCAAGAGATCCGGGACACGTTAAGAGTTCTAAAAAGGGAAGGCGAGATTGGTAAAGTTGACGAAGGGGTAATCGATGAATTAATAAAGCAAATAGGTGATGATACTGACCAAGCCCTTGCATATTTCAGGAGTCGTTTAACACCAGGTACGGAGACAAAACTTTTCCGTACAAGGTGGGGTCCAGAAATATGGGATCCTAGCTTACATGGAGGAAGTAAAGTACTTGCCCCAGTCACAATGCTTGAATCTGAGAGCTGGAAAAGTTTTACATACAAGGAACGAGCTAGAGGGATTCCTGTTGGAACGACTGAAATGGGAGAATTTGGGGTTGGTCCATTGTGGGGTAAATCGCCAGAAGCGCTTGAGGTAGGAGATTCCGGGTTTATTCCAGACATGCCGGTTCTGGATGTTTTGGAAAACGAAAACCTAATCGGGGTTATAGAACGAACAGAGAAACATACTGAAATGGTTCTCAACTCGGAGATATTCGGTGAGCTTAATGGTCGTACAGTTGTAGATGTGGACACAACTAACAACGTAATTCTTGTAGAGGTATCGAGGATGGAAAAGGGGAGACATGCCCCAATCTGGGTCGAATTATTAGTTAAAGCTGACGGAACCGTTGAAGAAATAAGAAGAATCAAGAGCTACGACCATCAAAAGAAATGGGGAACTAAGTTCAGACCGATGGGAGTATCAGATATCCCTAAATTAAAAGAAGATATGTTAGCCAGGGAACAAGCGATTGCGTTAGGCGAAGCTATTGATGATGGCTCTGCCGTAGGTTTACTACACAGTTCTAAAAGTACCGGCGAACCCGTAGAGTATGAGCTGCATTCACGCATGGTCCATCTTCCTGAATCTAGTTACGAGATTATAGAATGGCGAATCGTCGATGAGACACATTTGCTTGGAGAGGAAGGTGTTGGAGAGCCTGTCAGGTTAATTAGTTATACTGCTGGCAAAAGCGTTAAGGGCAACGAACGAATTAAAGTGCATCCGCATGTCATAGACGAGGGGCAAGTTGTAGAAGTTGGTATGGAAACGTTCCCACCGGATGTAGGGACTCCAGCTCTGCGGAGGGAAAGGGAGTTAACATCGACGGGTCGAGATCGAGTTAGAGATCTTTATGAAGTCGATCTGGATGAATTTACAGGGAGTGAACTTGCAAGGGGATTCGGAAGATCAGATGTTCCTCAACGGACTCGAAGGGGAGAAGTTGTTGAAACAGTCAAAGTAGAAGGCAAAGGACACATGTTTGTTGATACTACGCTTCTGGAAGAAATGGGATTCGTAGTTGTTGACGAATTTGGAGATGATCTAGTAGGGAAATCATCTAAAGATCTTTTCAATAAATTAATTCGTAGAAATAAAGATGAAACTACAAGCAAGGGCTTAAGGTACGATCATCCGATTCGTAAGAAAGCCGTTAAGGATGAGACCGGAGCTGTAGAAGATCTTTCCGGCGAATTTACAGTTGAGGCAGAAAAAGTTGATGAACAGTTCATAGATGGCACTTTTGATCGTAAAAGAGATAGAACCGTTAGGGCGCACACAAATTATGTAGTGCGAGACAGAGAAGGCAGAATCGTAGGGAAATATAACCCTGTAGAACCTATAACTGGAAGTAGCAAAAGAATTGAACTGGTAACGGCAAAGAGTATGGATTACCCTATCGCAATTCGAGTCGCAAAAACCCAAGCTGGTACCTACAGTGTGACTTTAACAGAGGAACACTATGTGGCAGTAGGGCGAAAATCACCAGGGTCGAAAAAGATATCCGGCAAAACCACAAAAGAAGTATTTGACAATGTAGTAGCTGAGTTGCATGGCTTCCAAATGACCGACAAATTCACCGCTAAAGGTGAAGTAAAACCAGGCTACACCCCTCCGACAGCTCGTCTGCGAGGCAACGTAAATGATTCAAATAAAGCTGATGCTAAAGCCCATCTAGCTGCGAAAGGGCATTTAGCAGGTCGTTTAACAATCGACGATTTTGTCGAAGAAGATGGCGTATTTGTTTTGCAAGATGCTGAAATGAAATTAGGTAAAGAAGCCTCTGTGCAAATAGTTGATGAAGATGGGGCTATCACAGTAATTATTGATGGAGAAATTATTGAGAAACGTTCACCTCTTGTCAGAAATGAAGAAGGGGTATTAATTCGTGAAGGTCGCCCAGCAACTGTAGCTGATGTTGAAACTGCTGCAAGAACAGTAGATCAAGAAGCTGCGTTACTCGGGCAAGTAGCGGAACCTGAAACAACCGCAATTACGACTATGGAGCAAGCTGTCCAAGAAGTTAATAACTGGTGGAATGACTTTGAAGTATCCAGGGCGACAACAAGTAGCGAAGCTCAGTTAGCTCGGCAAGCCAGAATAGATGAGTTGATAGACGAAGTTACTGAAGGTCACGGAAAGTTACATAGTGTTGATTGGGAAACATTGATTGACGTTGATTACACGTTGAAAATGAATATGCCCCGAAAGAGTTCTGTGTTTGGGACTGGAAATCCTGCGGATACGCCTTCAGTAGCAGAGCTATTGATGGATGACCCTAATTTCACAAATCGGTTAAATATCGTAGCCGAATTAATTACCGAAAACGGGGGAGTTGAATTTGCAAGGATTGTAGATGCGCCTATCGAAACTATTTATTCAGGTCAGATTATTGGGTATTACGAAAGTCGTATGGCTACGTTGTACGCTCGACATAGGGAATTGCGAGAAGCTGGGGAATCTGGCTTAAGCTATTCTGAACTGTATCAAAGAGCAAAAACGTCTGACCCGGAAAAATGGGCTAGCGAAATTGTTGATGATTACCGTATCCCTTCGACGTTAAGTCCGCTTGGCTTTAGGACATTACGGGTTTTTAATCAACGTTTACCTCACTCGCTCATAAATTGGGCGAACACTCAAGGGGTGACAAGGCAGGTTGAACGGGTACTTGAACAAGCATCAAAAGTTGCATTCAAAATACCTGCGAATGCTTTGAAACCAGAAGATTTAGAAAAATTAGTTAAAGCTGGTAGGGCGTTTGTTGTTGAAGGGGCTTCCAGTATTGAAATCAAATTAATTGGTTTGGATGAGGTTGTTGAATTTATGGGTGAAATATCTCGGATTGCGACAGATGGCGGTCCGGTACAACACGATAATTTGAAGAATCTTTTTGAAACCAAAATGGACACGTTGGCTGAGAGAGGGGATAAGTTACTAAAGCAATTAGGTGTCGAGACAGAAATTTCGCTTCAAGAAGCGTATAAGAAATCTGGCGATATGAAAAACAACCAGTTGCGGACTGGCAAAGAAGTTGAAACTGGCAGAGGGCGACGTAAACCTAGAAGCCAGATGGGTGTTCAAGAAGGAGCTTCGGAAGCTCCTGTAGGGACAGGATTAGCAGACCAGGCGAAAGGTGTTCAGGAAGGCAAACTTAAAAGAACTGTTATTTCAGGTGTAGATGAGAACGGTGAGTTTTTCTCAATAAATCTGAACATGTCTACGCATGAAGTTAAACAGGCTTCGGTTGTGCCTCGTTGGGATTTATTAGGGAAAGCTGTAGACGACGCTATCTCTGAAACAGGTCGTTCTTCTTTACGGCGTAAAGGTGGGAAATCAAAAGTTCAGTTAATCGAAGAAAAGTATGCGACTAAACGAGCAAAAATTGATGATAAATACAGGGGCAAAATTAGCCGAGAAGAATTGGATCAAAGGAAAAAGGAATTAAAAGAACTTAGTGCAGCAGAAGCAGAAGAACTATCTAAGCTAGATTCAGTTTCTATCGCTAAAGAAGCACAAATGAGTGCTGCTGGGGCGGTGAATGCTTTAGCTGAAGGGACTATGACGGTGTGGCGACCTTTGGTGTTGCTTACTCCTAAGTGGGGGCTGCGTATCCAATTAGATGAAACGTTACGTCGAGCAGCAGATATAGGAGCTTTATCAGAACTTACTAATCTTATTGTCAATACTCGTAGGTGGAAAAATACTCTTGCTGCTAATGGCATCGAGTTTGATATGAAAAGTATGATGGATTCTTTAGTGGTAGATGCTACTGAAATAGCAGGGCATGGGACTGGGAAGAAACCTGCGTTTAGGGAGAAATACGGCAGGGTTTACGACCCTGAAAGCATCGGGGATCAGATGAGAATGATCCAAGACAATATCGAAGATTTTAATAAGCTACATGGAACTAATTATACGGTGGATAATTTCCACGAATACTTTGGTGATAAAGCAGCGAAAGAAGCTAGAGAAATTGCAGGGAAAAGAAAGGTGTACCGACCTTCGGCAGCTCGATTTGTGATCGGTGCAGCTTTGTTGAATCCTGTTGTTGGCGCAGCTTGGGCTGGCGTGCATGGTATTAGAAGATGGCAACGTCTAAATAATGTCGCTCAATTAAATACCGGGATGGCAATAGCGGATCAATTAATGCGTGAAGCTAAAAAACTTCTTAGAGAAGCTATTGACGAAGAAGATCTGGTGTTGCAAGAAATTGCTAAGGGCATGTTAAGTCGTGCTGAAGATACTGAAAAATTTGTTCAGGAACTACTTAGGGAAGCAACAAACCGTGGGACTATAAAAGAACAGCCTAAAAACACTGGTCGCCATGCAACAGTCGACACTGACCTGATAGTGAACAACGTAGAGAAGGCTGATGCTCTAATAGAAAATAGCGGATTTGGTAATTTGAATATAAATGGCGCTATAGTTCGGAACGCTTATGGGGATGATTCAGCTCATAGAGAGATGATCGCTTCTGAGAACTCTGCTTCTTCTTCTCAAATGGCAGCAGTTAAAAGCAGGAGAAATTTCCATATCAAAGAATTTAAGAAAACTGCTTCGGCTGATTGGGTCACATGGAGGTTAGGTGACGAAGCGACGGATAAAGCTGCGTTTGTTGATGGTTGGAATAGATTAATAAATCGTTACCAAGCTATCGGCAATGGTTTCGAGGGAGTATTCAGAATTATTTGGAGCGACGCTCCGAAAGTTGAACGTGTGCAAAGACTTGCTGCTGAACTTGCAAATAGTAAAGATTTACGGACACGATTAAATGTCTTAGAAATTAACAGATTCGAGAATGCGGAGGAAGCATACGCAACCGCAGCAAGTCATATAATTGAAGAATTTGACCAGGTTGTTCCAAGAATCTTAGTTGAAAGTGAAGGTCCGACATTTGCTAAACTCCGAGCTAGAATCCAAGAAGGCGAACCTGTAGTTTGGAAAGACGTTGAAGATGTCTTAGCTAACCCAGATGTTGTTAAATCTCTTTTGGGTGATATCGAGCTGATGAAGGAACCTAGTCCTAAAGAGTATTACTTGAGGATGAGGGGGCTTGATGATGACGCATTTGAATTTGATGATTTCTTAAAAGCAAATAAAATATCAGAAGAAGAATTTCTCAAAAACCCAGAAAAATACTTGCCTGAAGAAATGCGTGAAGGGTATACAAATGAACTAAAGGTTTACCGACAACAGCAAGCGTCGATCAAGCAACAGAACTTAATTAACATTATTCGCACTTCCCAGGAAGGCAGAGCATTTGAAGCTCACAGAGATTTCGGAGTAGCTAACGCACCTAATCACAGGACAGTAGACGCAGGTCGAATCCCTGGAGTTAATGCCAAAGTGAACGCATGGGTTGAAGAAATGTTTGACACGCTTGGAACTATTCCTTCTGATGAACTTTCAAGACACCCATATTTCAGAACTAAGTATGAACGTGAAGTTGTTCGTTTGGTCAGTAAGCATATTGATAAATCTGGTGAAGTTAATTTAACTCAACGCCAATTACAAAGGATTGAAGAAACAGCTAGAACAAAAGCTCTGGGAGAAACAAAAGACTTGTTGTACGATTTAGCTGAGGAATCACGGTTTGGTGAAATGACTAGGTTGATATTCCCATTCTTTAACGCATGGCAAGAAGTGTTAACAAGATGGGGCAGGCTTGCTACAGAAAACCCAGCGTTCGTGGCTAAAACATGGCGCTTGTATCAAGCACCTTGGAACTTTGAAGCTATTGGAGTCACTGAAATCGTGGATGATGAAGGCACTAAATACAATGTGTTTAGGTTACCTGAGTATGTATCTAAAATCCCTAAGAGCTTACGCCCGGGTGTGTTAGGTGATATAACTGAGCAGAGAAACATCCGTTTCAGCAAGGAAGGGTTGTTCTCGATGCTGCAAAGTGGCATTCCTGGTTTCGGTCCTTTGTTAACTATTCCGGTAAGAGAAGCGGTTCTAGCTGATCCTTCTTTAGAAGAAACAGTTAGTTTCATGTTCCCGTTGGGGCATCCTGAAGGTGGCTTAACACAACGAATGATTTCAGGTTATTTACCTGCTTGGCAGCAAAACGTTGTTAACTGGTTCTGGGAAACTCCTACCAGGGAACGAATGGTTCAATCAATGGCTTTGCAAATTTATGTAGAAGCAGAAGAACTCGGGAAGCCAATAGATTTATCAGATGAGATAGCTGTTAACCAGTGGATCAGTGAGGCTAACCATAGAACGGAGCAGTTCTTTATCTTTAGAGCTGCTACAGGGTTGTTCTCTCCAACTTCTACCACAGCAGTTTCTCCTTACTACGATCTTATGAAAATCGCTAAAGATTATCAAAAGAAGTACGGTGTCCGAGAAGGCGATTCAAGGTTCTTAGCTGAGTACGGCGAGGATTTGTTTGCGCTTACGGCAAGGATGACTCGTTTGAATGATGGTGTAGCTGCTTCAGCTACTTCAGAGAAAGCTAGAGAAGTTGTTCAAGAATTAGTTGAAGCTCACCCAGCGATAGGTGCTTACCTAACGTTTAGTTTGGGTGGGTCAGATGAGGAATATAAATTCAACCAGGCAGCATATCGTAAGCAACAGCAAGAACAGATCAGTCCAGCAGATCCGAGGAAACGTCGTGAACGTAAAACTGTGTTCGAGACCCTTTCCGATGTTGAGGTCGAACTTGGTTGGAAAAAATATGATGAAGTAATGGGCTTTGTTAGAAAAGTGCAAGACGAGAATCTTGCTTCTGGGCTTCCGACAAGTTTGAATCATAGCTCGTTGATTTGGTTGCGTGATTGGAAGAACCAGGAATTAGATATGATCCGAGAAGAACATCCTCAATGGGGGGTTGCCTTGGACAATTCGGGTGTTAAGAAAAACATTGTTGCGTATGTTGATGGATTCTTAGATGCTTTGAACGATCCGCATATTCAACAGCGACCTTCAACTAGACATCTTGTACGGTATTTCGATATGCGAGGAGATATCGAAGAAGAACTTGTCAGAAGGAAAACAGAAGAAGATGGTAGTTTGGATCTTTCGGCAAAGACTAATTCTGATCTATTATTGTATTGGGAAATTGAAAGAGAGAAATTTGGGATGATACCAGAATTTTCTAAAATTTATGATCGTTATTTTGCGAGGGATATGATTCCTGAAGAAAGTTTCGTTTCGGTTCTTAAAGGAAGTAGGCTTGCTGCGTAATGCCTGAGATAGAAGATCGTTTTAATGAAGCTCAATCAGGGGTTACTAAAGCTGTTCCTGACAACGTGTTAAAAACAAATACGGTTTATTCGGATTCTTATTACACCCCGGGGGGTATGGGTGGAGCCAGCCAAGGCGGTATGCAGGTTTCTACAGCAAGCTATGTAACTGTCGAGGATGTTTATGACATATTGAGTGAGCTTTCTGTAGCGGATCAAGGTTTGTTGGCTATGGAAATGTTTATATCTGTGCCAGGGGCGTATTCAGATTATGAAGATATTTTTAACGAAGATGGTTCTTTGAACCAGGTTGAGTATGTGGGCGCTTTATCTAAGACGTTTACTTTAGCAGGTCAAGCAGCAGCGATTGATAACCCGTATTTTGTTGATATTTTGACGAGAGAGAGTTTAGCGAGTCTTTCCCGTGAGGAAATCAAAACGTTGTTTGATAATCGTGTAGCAGAAATTAAAGAATCTGAAAAAGAAGCTCCTAGAGTCATTCGTTATATTGATCCGGCTGCTTTGAACGGTATGTTGAAAGAAACGTACCGTGGTTCTATTGGGCGTGCGCCTACTGCTGCGGAGATGCAAGCGTTTGTGAAACATATTCATGGTTTGCAAGCGTCGAATCCTGATATGCAATTAAGTCCTGGCGCTCAGGCAATGGATTTTGCTGCACAGCAGAACCCGGAGGAGGCTAAGGCTATGGAGTATGTTAATGCTGGGAGAACTATTCTTAGTGCTTTGGGAATGGGGGCTAGGCAATGAGTTTATTTGATCTTGATTCTGTTGCAGAACGTGAGAAAGAAAGAGTAACCGGAGAAAAATCAAGAAATGATTATTACCCTTCTCTTGGCGCTGAATACACTGGTAATACTGATACATACAAAAATTATGAATCTGCTGTAAGAGATGCTAGGAAAGAAATTGAAGAAGCTAATAGGCAAGCAGATCTCATTGACACGATTATTGGTTTGCTTAGTGGAAGTCTAAGTGAATCAGAAGCAGAAAAGAAACACGGATTTCTTGATGCTAGTCGTGGTTCATACAACAAAGAACAAATGCTAACTAAGTTAGCAGATCAGTCTGATTATGACGTTAAAGGCTTAGAAGCTACTGAATTACAAACTATTAAAACCGAAATTAAAGAAAGTTTTGCTCCTAAGTTCGATTTCTATAAAGCATTAAACGAAGAACAGGATGTTCAAACAGTTGCAGCTTTGGTAATTAATAAAGATAACCCAGGGGTAGTTAGTCAGTTAATTGAATCTCCTAAAGCAGCAGCAAATTTTGTTAATCCGTCTGGTGCGCCTACGGCTCCACCTACTCCACCTCCTTCACCATACGCTGAAACACTTGAAAGAGGTTTAGAAGCTCAAGGCAAAGCTAGAGAGACAGGCAAGGTTTTTGATGACCAGGGTGGTGCAGCGATTGTCGGCGATGAGATGGCTAAAGGCGAGGATGCTTTCGCTGGTTGGGCAGGTTGGTTAGGGCAAGGAATCGAAGGACAAGGAGCAGCAGGCGAGATACCAAGCGAAAAAGAAAAAAAGAAAAAAGTTGATGGTCCTGGTTCTGGTCCTTGGTTAGCGAAACAAAGACAAGCTGATCGAAGCGAAGTACAAACATTGCTAGCTGAACAATTCGGAGGATCAGCATTCTTCTTTGAAGCAAACCAACAAGGACTACAAATAGGTTTAACCGCTGACGGATCACCAGTAGACGTTAACGACCCCAACGCTGTTTCTCAAGTCCCAATAATGGACTACATCGTAAATAACGGCATAACAGACCAATCTAGGGTGCTGACACTCTTGCAAAAAACCGATTGGTGGCAAGACACAGACAACGCAATGCGATCTTTCGACGTAACCTGGGCGCAATTAAGCGGACCAGGGAAAACCGAATACCTAGAAGGTGTAGCGGACATTCTTGATAAAGAAGCGCAATTCTTAGGGTTTAGCTTGAGTGACGAACGCAAAGCAGATTTGGCTTACGACATTATGCGTATGGGTGAATCTCAAGACCAGGATTATATACGAGGCAAATTAATTGACGAACTTGAATTTGATTCAATGTCTAATGACATTTCTGGCTTTGGAGCTGCCCGTGATTCATTGCAACAATTAGCGTATAAGTACTACACGCCGTTAGATGATGAGTCCGCTAATGAATGGGCTGAAGCTATTTACACTGGTGAATCTACGGAACTTGAATATGAACAGTTCTTGAAAGCTACAGCGGTATCGAGGTTCCCTACGCTTGACAAGGTAATTAATGAAATGGGTGTTTCCCCGGCGCAGTATTTCGCACCGTACAAAAACCAGATTGAAGGCATGTTGGGTAGGCAGGTAAATATGTTGGAGGAGTTCTCTGACGTTATCGAGTACATGCCTGATGCTGGTTCGACTACTTCTCGACCTATGAGTCTTTCTGAGGTACGCACGTTTGTTCGTGGGTTACCTGAATGGCAACAGACTGATGATGCGAAGAACCAGGCTAAGTCTTTATCTTATGCGATAGGTAAGACATTTGGGGAGGTAGCATAATGGCTGAACCACGCAAATTAGATCCGTCAAATCCTAGTGCATGGCAAGATTATCAAGCGCAACAGCAACTAGATGGACCAAATATGTCACACCTGTTTGGTCCGTTGCCATACACTGGCGACACCTTGAAACCAAGACCCGACGGAAAGACCGTATTAACTGATGATGCTATAACAGCAGCGCAAGAAGAACAAGATGACCGAACTGCTTTCCAAATAATAAGCGACACGTTGGAGCAATACGGATTAAGTAATCTAGGTCCAAAAGCATGGCAAATGATGTTAGATGGGACACCCCCTGACTCTGTGTTATTCGATTTACGACAAACCGAAGAATACAAAGAGCGCTTTAAGGGCTTAGAAATGCGTCGATTGAACGGTTTGGGTCCAATGAGTGAAGCAGAGTACATCGGATACGAAGATAACACCAGGCAATTAATGTTATCAGCCGGTATTCCTAGAGCCTTTATGGAAGATGACGACATAGCTGAATTTATTGCTAATGATGTTTCTCAAGCTGAATTGTCACAGCGTGTTGCTATGGCATCAGCAGCAGTAGCTAACGTAGACCCTGAACTTAAAAACCAGTTGCGAGAATTTTATGGAGTAGGGGTCGAAGATGAAGGTGAGCTTGTTGCGTATTTCTTAGACCCTGAACGTGGCGTAACTGCTATTGAGCAACGATTACAACTTGAGTCAGCAGGGTTATCTTCCGCAGCGATACAAGCAACAGGGCAAGGTCTTAATGTGGGGCTAGCTAAGAAATTAGCTAGCCAGAATGTGCAACAACGTGAAGTGACTGCAAGGTTAAATCCTCAAGCTGGTTTAACGCAAGCTACGTTATCGGATAAAGGCGCTACTACTAGCGAGTTAGCAGCATCTTCATTTGGTTTAGACCCGGATTCGACAGCTCAGATTAAAAGATTACGGCAACGTAGGCAAGCAACAGCGCAACGTCAAACAGGTGGTTTGATTACTAATGTGGGCGCTTCAGGGCTTGGATCTGCACAAAATTAGCAGCCTATTGCGTAAGTAAGACATTTTCTCTATATTTAGTTATGTGATCTGCCCCATTAAGAGGGTGAGCCGTTCACACAAAATTAAACTCCGCTAGCATTCCACCGTTGTTAGCGTGTATGAGAAGGTGAGGACATAATGGAAAATGAGTCTACAGAAACGGAAGAAGTTTCTAGTACTGAATCCAAGAATTGGCGTAGAGATCTCGAAGCGAAAGCTAAGAGAGCTGATGAGCTTGAAGCGCAAGTTCAGCAGATGCAACGTAAAGAAGTGTTTCGTGATGCTGGTCTGAATCCAACGGATAAAATGACTGAGTATTTTATGAAAGGCTACGAAGGCGAGTTATCTGTCGAAGCGATACAAGCTGAAGCTAATAGCGCAGGTTTATCGAATGTGGTAAGCCAGGCGAATACGTCTTATTCGGAGCAACAGGAGCAGTTTGCACAGCAAGTCGAAGCGGAACGAAGAATCGCTGAAGCTGGTGACGATGCTGGTCCTGTGGCAGATCCTCAATTTGAGAGTTTAATTAGACAAACTAATAATGCTGATGAATTACGACAGTTGTGGGAATCTAATGGCGGTACTTTTAACGCAATGACGTAAGGTAGGCTCCAAAATTTAATTGGAGAATAGCCTAATGGCAATAACACAAATGAGTTCGCTGAACTCTGCTGGTAATGCAGCGTTTGAACAGCTCGCTTACTTTGCGTTGCGATCACAACCTCTTTTCGAGATGGTTGCGGATGTCAAAACGACAAACCAATCGCACGCTGGAGCAAGCGTTAAGTTCACAACGTATGCAGATGCAGCTCAAATCACTTCAGCAATCTCCGAAACCTCTGACATCACTCCTGTAACAATGAGCGATTCACAGGTTACGGTAACACTTGCTGAATACGGTAATACAATGCAAACAACCGCTAAAGCTCGTGGAACCAGCTTCTTAAACATAGATGCTGATGCTGCGAACATTATTGGTTACAATATGGGTGACAGCCTCGATCACATCGTTCACGACGTTGTGACTGAAGGAAGTAACGTACTATATGGTGGCGATGCTACAGCTACTGGAGAATTAGCAGCAGGTGACATTATCACCGCTGGTCTTATCCGTAAAGCTGTTGCTAACCTTAGAACTGCTTCTGCACCTGCGTTCAACGGTAACGTTTATGTTGGATTTATCCATCCTGACGTTTCCTACGACCTTCGTGCAGCTACAGCCGTAACTGACGTTATTCAACACCAAATCCGCCAAGATGGAAATGCTGTCCGACAAGGTAGCATCGGTACATTCGGTGGAGTTGACTTTATTGAAACACCAAGAATCACGCTAACAGCGGATGCTGGTGCTTCTAACGTTGATGAATACAAAACTGTAATAGTTGGTAGACAAGCTCTTGCGAAAGCACACAGCCGGGCAGCCGGTTTCGGTGCTGATCCAAGCGTAGTGTTCGGTCCTGTAACCGACAGCTTGCGTCGATTCAACACAGTTGGTTGGTATCACCTTGTAGGATATGGTCGCTTCCGTGAAGCATGTATCCGAAGGATTGAAACATCATCCTCAATAGGAGCTAACTAATAGTTCCTAATTAGATAGTTTGGGAAGGCTGACTTTACTGGGAGGTTAGCCTTCCCTCTATCTTTCTGTATTCGATTATATTATTATTGGACATCATGAATGATGAACGAGTAGATGTTGCGATAACCCCGGAACCGATTGAAGCCAGGGTCGTAACAGACGAGGAGAACGCTGATGGCTAGCGGACTTTATGGAATAACTTTTCTAAATGCTTTGAAGAACACACTGGCGTTGGACCTGGACAGTGACACGCTGAAGATCATGTTGGTGACTTCTTCGTACAGCCCGAACTTTGGCACGCATGACTTTAAGGATGATGTGTCTAATGAGGTTTCGGGTACTGGCTATACTTCTGGTGGTGCGACGCTTGGTAGCGTTACGGTCACCCAGTCTGGTGGCACGATTACGTTCGATGCTGCGGATACTGCGTGGAGTTCTTCTACGATTACCGCTAGAGGCGCTGTGATTTATGATGATACTTTAACGGATGATCCGTTGATTGCATATATTGATTTTGGCGCTGATTATTCTTCCAGTAACGGAACGTTTACTATTGCGTGGAATGCTAGTGGCATTTTCACGATTGATTTAACTCCATAAGAGGTGACTGATGGCAACTAGATATCCGGGTGCGTTGGATCGTGACCCAAATGAGATTCCTGATAATATAGCTGATTCTGATACGCTTGATTCTCCTAATCATGCGACGATTCATAATAATGTAAATGGTGCTGTTCTTCAGATCGAGGAGAAGCTGGGTATTGGTGATACGACTGCTTCTACTGGTGCTGTGTTACATGGTACGGCTGCTGGAACGTCTGCGTGGACTACTGATCCGTCGATTGTTGGTTCTTTGTCGGTTGCTAAGGATTCTGCTGATGCGGTTATTAATTTAACTGCTCATCACGATACTGAGGCGACTGCTGCTGAGTTGACGTTGCGTAAGTCGGATGGGTCTAAGGCTTCTCCGGCGCTTGTCGATGATAACGCTGTTCTTGGTAAGGTCATGTTTCAGGGTTATGACGGTAATTCTTGGGCTACTGGTGCTGTTATCCAAGCATTGGTAGATGGTACAGCAGCAGATGGCGATATGCCGACGGAGTTGTTGTTCCAGGTTACTCCTGATGGGGGTTCGGAAACTCCTGCTACTGCTTTGACGATTAGCCCTGCTAAGAAAGCTACGTTTGCTGGGGCAGTTGAAATTGATGGAGCTACTGATTTAGATGGCGCTGTTCAGATTGATAACACGGTTACTGTCGGTGTTGATGATACTGGACATGATGTTAAGTTCTTTGGCGCTACGGCTGGCAAGTACATGGAGTGGGATGAGTCAGCGGATCAGCTTGATGTGACTGGCTCGCTTGATGTTACTGGTAATACTTCAATGGTTGGAACATTGACTGTTGGGGCAGACGACACTGGGCATGATGTTAAGTTTTTTGGAGCCACTTCGGGTAATTACATGGAGTGGGATGAGTCAGTCGATCATCTTAATGTCAAGGGTCAAGTATATATTGGTACTTCTATTGACAGCATAGATAATTTGGGTAGCGTTTCTCTAGCCTGCGGTAGTAACGATGATGTTACTCCTAATAACAGTCACTGGAATGGGCATTTTACGATTGACGGTAACGGATATAAAGGCGGTATAAGCCTTGACGGTGACGCTATGTATATCGGGCATGATTCAGGAAGTAGAGAAATTTATCTTTGCATTGACGCAGTCCCGAAAGTCGGTCTCCAAACTACAGGTAGGCTAGCAGTTTACGGCAATCACACTTTCACGATTCAATCATCGTCTGCCACAGGTAGAGAAATTATGGAGTTCCGATCAGGTTCTTCTTTAACTTCTGGTGCAGGATACAACATGTACGCAGATAATGATTCGTCTAATGCGAATAAGCACATTTTTTTCTGCGACTCTACAACTCCCAGATTAACAGTAACTTCATCAGGTATAACAGTTGGGGGTTCGCTTAGTAAAACTTCTGGTTCGTTTGATATACCTCATCCAACTAAAGGTGGGGATTGGCGACTTAGGCATTCATTTGTTGAAGGACCAACAGCGGATAACATTTATAGAGGAACCGCCACGATTAGTGGAAGCTCTGTATCAATAGACCTTGACGCTGTTTCAGGTATGACAGATGGTACATGGGAAGCGTTGAACACTAATCCTTGGTCGATGGTGGCTAGTTCTGGCAATGCTGTTACTTGGGCGCTATCAGGTAAGACTTTAACAATTACTGGACCTAACGGAGCAGTTTGTTCTTGGATGGTAATTGGGGAACGCAAAGATACGTCAATCATTGAAAGCGATATAACAGACAGTAATGGTAAGCTGGTAGTTGAATACGAGCAAGCTCCAATAACAGAGGAAGAAGAATAACAAGATGCAACTCAGCCCAGTAGAGATACTTCAAGAAGTGCAAAACCAATTCCCTAAAGAATTGATGATTTGCGTACAAGCAGTCCAGATTAGAAAGTTAACAGAAGAACAAGATGATACCGACGACGAACAGTAGTATAAACACTAAACTTCTACACCCTGAGTTCAAACGCAGGTTAGAAGCGTTCTTCGCCGATGACAGAATCTCTGGCAAAGTCAAAGTCGTGTCCGCTGTACGCACCTACGCACAACAAAAATACTTCTACGACGGATACAAAAGTGGCAGAGCAGGTTTCAACCTAGCAGCCAACCCTGACCGCAAAACAGCGTCAGGTTTCCAAGGGTCATACCACATGCAACAACCAGCGTTCGATAACTGGGGTTATGCCGTTGACTTTAGAATTACTGGTCGAGGAATCAGTACTTCTCAAGTGAACGCCATAGCTAAATCGTATGGCATGGTTGCATACGTTCCGGGTGAGTGGTGGCATCATCAGCCTTGCAAGGTAGTTAAAGGCAAGATTCAGTGGTTTGATGCTCCTGCTTTGAAGGGAACGAAAGCTAAGAAGAAAGCCAAGCAAGACGTTAAAGGCATTGGCGCTGCGTTAGCTGAGATAGAAGAACTCATCCGACGACACCCATTGAAGAAAGGCTCGAAAGGGCAACCTGTGAAAGTAGTCCAGGGGCTTCTTGGCAATAAGGGGTTGTATCGGTACAAAGTCGATGGAGATTTTGGGAAACTTACGAAGAAGGCTGTTGTAGAGTTCCAGAAACGTCGTCTATTATATGTTGATGGGATCGTTGGTCCTAATACCTGGAAGGCTTTATTAAGAAAATGAAAGAATACCTAGATTTACTTGAACGCTGCGGAGCGACGTTCGTACAAGCAGCAGTAGCCACAATCAGTGGTAACTCCTTCCTTGAGATGGGCGTAAGCAACTGGAAACTCGTTGTAGCTTCCGGTTTCGCTGCCGTGTTATCTGTTCTTAAAGGTTGGGCTGCTACTAAAGTTGGAGATAGTTCATTCTCACTTGTTGGTCGCAAGACTCAATCTGAGGAGACTCTTTACGGCGACGAATAAGTGGGGATAGCAGGTGACAATAAACTACAGTTCATCTGCGGTTACCTACGCAAGTTCAAGCGTCAAGTACACCCAGTCGGATACAACAGTAAGTCCTTCGGTGATAGCCGGAGTTGCTGCTGTACCGGCTGTGACCGTGACAGCCTTTGCGACTGCTGCCGTTGCGGTA